GCTAACGAGGTCGCATGGGTTAATACATCAGGCGACACCTACGATATTTATATTAATATCGGCCAGTATGCGTACTGGTTAATTGCGCAATATGACTACACCGGTAATGCAAATGTCACGTTGCACAGTACGCCTGAATATTCATCAGTACAGCCGGGAAACTCAACCAGCGGTCAGACATATACAATTTACAGTAGTCTGATGAAACCAACAGCCGGTGATGTGGGTGCATTGCCGATTACAGGGGGGCAGCTTAACGGCCCGCTGGGTATTGGTACTGACAATGCACTGGGCGGTAATTCGATTGTGCTCGGTGATAATGACACTGGTTTTAAACAGAACGGCGATGGCGTGCTTGATGTTTACTCGAACTACACACATGTATTACGTATCATCGGTAATCTTGTGGAAAGCATGGTTCCCCTGAAAGTAAACGGGAATGCTGTAGCTACAGGCGAAGTGCTGGCAGGAAATGGCTCATCGCGCATGACTAATAACGGCGACATCTTTGGTTCTGTCTGGGGGAATAACTGGCTGAGTCTGTGGATTAATAATAATTTCGTCGCAGATGTTCAGTTAGGGGCTGGCACATCAGTGACTACCTGGAACAATGCAGGGTCATGGCCTAACACTCCCGGATATGTAGTTACCTCCGTCTGGAAAGATTATCAAGGCGAAAATATTGATGGTATTGCTTATGCGCCTTTGCAAAAACGAGTCGGGAGTCAGTGGTATACCGTACAAGGGGGAACACCATAATGAAAAAATATCAGAATATCAAAAATTTCAGACTGATTGACGCGCCTGTAAACAGGGGTAAAACTCAGGCCGAAATAAATATAGGTGCATATTTTCTGGAGTCGGACGACGGACAGGACTGGTATGAGTGTCAGTCATTATTTTCTGATGATACTGCAAAAATAATGTACGACCATGAAGGGGTTATCTGGGGTGTTGTTAATAAGCCAGTCCCGCAACGTGGCAACACATATTCTGTATCAATGTTGTGGCCGGTTAATATGTCTGTTGCGGAAATAGACGCTGCTGATTGTCCTGATGATTGCCGTGGTGATGGCTCATGGCTGTACAGGGATGGTAAAGTTTTACCCGTTCCGGTGGATTATCAGGCTAAGGCCGAAACCACCCGACAGAAATTACTTAACGATGCAGACAATGCCATTAAGGACTGGCGCACAGAATTAACGCTGGGGATTATCAGTGATGAAAATAAAGCGACCTTAATTCTGTGGATGAATTATATCAATGTTCTTAAATCGCTGGACTTAACAGGCGTTTCAGATGAGGCCACCTTCACAGCAATCAGGTGGCCTGCATTACCACAGTAACGGCTACAGACTGGCTGGTTTCTCCGGCCAGTCAGGGGCAGATGTATCCACACGGTTAACCATTACGCTGTAGAGTTCCCAGGCGTCGAGTCGCTTCTGCTCTTCATCGGTCGCGATACCCTGCTTTACTGCACGCGCAAGTGGTGTAATAACGGTCTCGGCCTCTTCGAGCAGTTTGACCTTTTTCGCTTCTGCCTGCTGGCGTAGCTCCTCCGGCGAATAAATACGTTTACTCACCTGCTCACCATTAAACATCCAGCGTCCTGATACATCCGCCCGGCGATTAGCTGTGATATCAGGTAATTCAACAACGCTGCGCCCTTCAGGATTTATTTTCGACGCATCTTTATTGATTGCCACAATTATATTACTTTTATCGTAGGCAACTTTTAGCGTGTCTGCTGCAAAATTTTTCTGTTCCTCATACCAGTTTTTACCGTCTTCATCATACAGCCAAACCACACCAAATTTTTTAGTGAGTTGATACTGGTCAGGCGTTTTTGGATTACCGGCTACGATATTTTTTAGATGCATCATAATTAAACACTCGTCACGTTATACCACTGGTTGCCAATCAATTTTTGCATTGGACGTCTTCCGAGACCGTCAATAAGCTCATCACCATTGCCGTTAGTTGCCGCTGTCAGTACATAACCAGGCGTATCTCTGAATCCCGGACCCATCCATGCCTGTCCAGATTCATAACTACCCAGACGGAAATCCTGCACGTAACGGCTGTCAAAGTTGGAATAGCTATTTGGTTCCATCTGACCATTTACTCTGAACGAAATACTGCCATCTGTATTTCGCTGGCTGTAGAACTGCCATCCCTGATCGTCGTCCAGTTCAATTACTGTGGGCCTGTCTGCACCACCCCATAAATTAAACGTGGCTGTCATTGTCGAATTATTATTACTCGTCAGTGAAAGCCGTTTCCCGTCGCCTGCTCGTATGCCACCATTAGCGAAAATATCTACTGACATGTGTAGCCCAGAGTTGTCGATATAACCGACCCGGGCATTATTGGCATAAATACCCAGAACGCCGTCGCCATCCTGTTTAAACCCGGTATCGTTATCACCGAGCACAATCGAATTACCGCCCAGACCATTGTCAGTACCAATACCCAGCGGGCCGTTAAGCCGTCCCCCTGTAATCGGCAATGCACCCACATCACCGGCTGATGGTTTATTTGCGGTGTTGAAATCGCGTCGCCATCCGGGAGCATATCCATCGCCGTGATTGATATAAGTGAATTGGGCACTGGCAACTCCTCCACCTGACGTTGTGGTGGGCGTTGTCACCCGAATGGTAATTGCACCGCCCCCCCCCATAACCTCCACAACAGCGCCAGCGAGACAGATATTACCGCACCCTGTATCTGTGATGACTTTGTTACCTGCATAATCCCATGACCCTTTACACATCCAGTAAGGGTGATTGAATGCGCCCTGCGACTCCAGCCAGACGATAAATTCCGCAGTCGTCCACGGATTGGCATCACCGCCGATAGTAACTGCGCCATCAAACGCTCGCGCGGCACCGATACGACGTACAAACAAATCCTTGTCAGGAATATCGCCGCCGTTCTGGTCTTTTTGCAGTGCGCCCGCAGCCAGATTTATCGTTTCGCCTAAACCAACGTTTCTGAAAATGCAGAAAACGGTCGTAAATGGCATGATCCCGCCTTTTGCGAGGGTGCCTATTGTGCAAATTGGCTATGTGCGGGTATCAACAAATGACCAGAACACCGATTTACAGCGAAACGCGCTGAAGTGCGCAGGATGTGAGCTGATATTTGAAGACAAAATAAGCGGAACTAAAGCAGAAAGGCCGGGGCTAAAAAAACTGCTCCGGACATTAACTGCAGGAGACACACTGGTCGTATGGAAGCTCGATCGTCTGGGTCGCAGTATGCGTCACCTGGTCGTTATGGTAGAAGAATTGCGCGAACGCGGCGTTAATTTCCGCAGCCTGACCGACAGCATAGACACGTCGACGCCAATGGGGAGATTCTTCTTTCATGTCATGGGCGCGCTCGCTGAAATGGAGCGTGAATTGATTGTGGAACGAACTCTGGCAGGGTTAGCCGCGGCTAGGGAAAAAGGACGGGTTGGTGGCCGTAAGAGGGTCATGACCACCGATACAGTGTCTCGAGCGCGAAACATGTTCTCTAACGGAGCTACATTGAAGCAGGTGGCGCTTGTGCTGGAGGTATCAGAGAAAACGGTCTACAAATACATTCCCGCCAGCGAGCAACGAGAGCTACGCAGCACTTTTATAGATAGCCATTGACTGGTGAGAGGTCTGGAGTATCATGCGGGGACTCTAAAACGATCCAGAAAAGATCCTTTTATTGTTCAATCGTTGTGCATTTGGCAATAGACTTCGTGCACGATGGAAAGTGTTATGATAGAGTTCTTTTAAAACCACGTTGTGTGGTTATGAATGCGGGATGTTGACGGAAAGGTTGAGTCAGCATCAAAACAAAAAGCCCGCAGATAAATCTGCGGGCTTCTTGCGACATCCATAGAATCCTATATCCCATGGGCGCCTCGACAACTCCCATTATACGTTGGATTTCTGTGGACGCAAGAGCGAACATGGAAACAAGCCAGCGATGCCTTTACGTTCTACCTACGTCTGTAATGCAGACCCTAAATTTCAGGTACCAAAGCACCATACGCACAAGCTTCCGTTTGTGCTGTCTGATGCTTTGCAGCGTTTGGAAGGCCGAGATCTAACCTGTGAAATTGCTTTCTATGTTAATCAGCCGGCTACACGGAAACGGCGTATAAACGAGCATCGCCGTCGTGCTATCAATGCGGTTATTGCAGCACTACTGCACCACACAAATATTATCTCCAAACGCGTATTAGCCAGCGCTGAAGCTCTGGCTGATTTCTGTGGCCTTTCTACCGTCTCAAAAGCTGGAAACAAGTCAATCACTCGCTGCACTCGAGCGCTTGCGCAACTGAAATTGTTGGGTTTTATCAACTATGAACGCCGTTGGGATCGAGTTAATAAGCAATACTGGCCAGCCAAAATTGAGATCCGAGATCAAATGCTGGAAACCGTTGGTATTACTGACTCAGCGTGGCGTCGAGCTGTTAGTCAAAAGCTCAACTACTTCAATGCTAAAAACAGCAAAAAAATTCAAAAAGCCGTTACTGAAGCTGAATACAAAAGCATTGTAATACAGGAACAGATGGAGAATGTTTGGCAGCAAAGGAAGACGGCGAGAGAGATAAAAGCCAAGCAGAAAGCAGCTGCCCGGGCGGCGCGTCTGGCGAAGGAAAAAGGAGACGCTGAGCTTCGTCATCAATTAACACGCGAAGTTAGCCAGGAGTTCGCTGATGGCCTGTATCCTGGTGCTGACCTTCAATACCTAAAATCACTGGTAGAACAACGTTACAACACGCTTAGAAAAACTTGGCAATCCCTTCAACATTAGCTCATCTAAAATAATGCTCCGGTTCTGACCGGAGGCATAGACACGTCTGAAGTTTTTTTTTGTATAAAAAACGCTCTTGTCGATTGTTCCCACCCTGCTGCAATGGCAAAAAACTGTGGCTCATACTCATTATTTTATGAGTTATTCACAGTTTTCCATTCTGTATGCAAATGGTTTTATTGGATAGATGCACTAAAGAGATAGATGCAAAATCACTTTCTTTTAAATCATTAACAATCTTTCTTTAATTTACACAGACTTCGTCTGTGAATATGAACGACCTAGCAGCGGACTACGTCCGCGCCGGTTCGTATTCGCTACGCTCAAAAGTTAGCACCTCCGGCTTTTCGCCGGAGGCAGGGAGTCGCTATACGTTTCTTTTCGAAACGGCACGTTTCGATATAAGCCAAATACGTGCGTTACGCCCGCTAATAGGCCTTCGGCCAAGCTTAGCAGGATAGGGATGACTTCATACTCAATAATCGCCTATGAATGCACCTGTCGCGTGTTATTGAATTAAAAACAGGGATGAGTAATTAATGATGGGATTTGCTGAACAACGCTCAAAACTCGTTAAAGACCCTCAATCAGGTGTTGCAAGTTAGGAAATATTTTCCTACCATCGCAATAAACATCTAAGAGGTACCTAATGAATACGTCAGTTGATTCCGTCAGAAATAAATTAAATCCGGCAACACTGAAAACAGCTAGTGAGTGGGAGTCTCCTACCTGTGCTGAGGTTAGAGAGGTTATCCGCTTAACTGGCTTGAGTGGATCGGCCGTGGCACGTGAGTTAGGGCTGAAGGACAGTCGCAATCTCAGAAATTGGCAAATGCTTAAGACACCTGATGCAAAATCAAGCATCCCCTATGCGGCTTGGGCGCTTTTATGTTTCTACGCTGGTTTGGGAATGATTTTTGAGAAAAGCTCTGAAAACGAGGCTTAGAGGCTGTTTTTGACCTGAAATTAGAAACGACTTTTTAGTAACAAATTAGTAACATTAAAAGCTATGCTAAATTACTAGGTAAAGTTGATCTTTTGAGGTGTTTACTCCGATATTGGTGCCAAAGTGGATCGAGTGGTGCCGATAACGACCATTATGTTAAATAGAGCCTTTTTTCTTGAAATTATAAGCTATGGCTTATATACTCGTAATATAAGCTACAGCTTATAAGGATAAAGGGACATGTGGACGGTACTTTTTAGCCAACGGTTCGACGATTGGTTGAGTGAACAAGATGAAGCACTTCAGGAGAAAGTCCTGGCTGATTTGGGGAAGCTGAAGGTTTACGGGCCAGAATTACCGCGACCATATGCAGATACTATCAAAGGCTCCAGATACAAAAACATGAAAGAGCTTCGCGTACAGTACGCCGGTCATCCGATAAGAGCTTTCTATGCCTTTGATCCTATCCGTAGAGCTATAGTCCTTTGCGCTGGCGATAAGAGTAACGATAAGCGCTTTTATGACAAACTGGTGCGTATCGCCGAGGATGAGTTCGACGCTCATCTGAAAACCCTGGAGAGCAAAAGATGAGAACATTAGACGAGGTAATTGCTAGCCGCTCCCCGGAGAGCCAGGCTCGCATTAAAGAAATGACCGATGAAGCGGTTTTAGAGGTCGGCTTGCAGATGATGCGTGAGGAGCTGCAGCTGTCTCAGAAACATGTTGCTGAAGTTATGGGGATCAGCCAGCCGGCTGTTACTCAACTTGAGCAGCGCGGTAACGAACTGAAGCTTGCGACACTGAAGCGTTACATTGAGGCGATGGGAGGCAAGTTAAGTCTCGATGTTGAATTGCCTACAGGCAAGCGTGTGGCTTTCCATATCTAACGGATGGTCATCATTTAAGAGGCTCCTTCGGGGGCCTTTTTGCTTTATATAATTATAGAATTATATAAAAAGTGCTTTACAGGTAGGAAAATATTTCCTATGGTAGTAACCAGAAACCGAGCGATAGTCGCCCTGGTTAAACCGGAGAATATCTGATGAGCATGACAAAAATCCGCAAAAACGCTTTCACAAAAATCCAAGCTATTCTCGGCACCTCAGTAGGCGTTATCAGCCGTTCCTCTGTAAGTCGCATTGATGATGGCCATGATGATGAATACGCTCTCTCTTCAGCTGAAGAAGCCATTATATGGCTGAAATGCCATCAGGATAGAGCGCAAGTATACATAGAGCATGAAGGTGAGCATCAGGTTCTACGCATTAGCGGCCAATACAGTTTTGAACCGGCATACATGGCATATTTTGATAAGGCATATTTTGAAAGAGAGCTGAACTGGTTTCTTGATCGAATGGATGCAAGCGAACCTGCTCCAATTCTTCCTCCAAACGGAAAACCCCACCTTTATCTTGTTCAATAACGCTTAGGTGAAAAGTGTCAATTTGATACTTTCTACATGATAAAATTATTCGACTCAAGTAGGGAGGATAAATGACCGGTTTTGAATTGAAGTTGTGGCGTCGTGGTCAGCAGTGGACTCAGCAGGAGGCGGCTAATCAGTTTGGCATTTCCCTGGCGACGTATAAGCGCTATGAGAAAGGTAATCCACCACGCGTGGTAGAGATGGCCATAAGGACGTTGTCATTGAGTGAGATGTTGCCTACGCTTCCACGGCTAAAGAAAGAGATCCTTATAGCGCGTCTGCAAACCCTTGTATGGGAAAAGGTTAAAGTGTCATCAGAATTGAGTGTGGGGATTAAATGATCCTTTACGGATCGTTTTAGCCTGGTGTAATGTAAGCGCCAGAAAGACAAAAACCGCCTTGCCGGGCGGTTTTCAGTCTGAAAAAAATCTTGGTTGGGCAACCGGGATTTAAAAAGACACCTCTTAAATGGGGCGGCTTTCTTGCGTCTAAAGATAATCAAAACTTTTTACGCCTGCAACCCCTTTTTTTGTTGGTGCCATTTCAGGCTAACGCTCGCGCCGTGTCTTTGCTTCTCCGTTGGGTTCAGTGTTTTTGGACGGACGGGCGCGCGGGTATGCGTACAAGGGGAAAGTGTGCTGACGCAAGCCAGGAACAGCAATCTAAACTAAGTCGTGTCTGAGAAGGGCAGGAATGCGATAACTCGCCTGTGCTCGACGAGCAGAAGAAGGTATGTCAGACGACCGCTAGCATGATTGCGTGCCACAGGGCGCACACGGCGGCGAAGTGCTGGAAACGGCGCGGAGCTATCTGGTGGCATGGGTTCCGGTACCCGATCTCAAATTTTTTTATTGCGTTTGAGAAGGGGCCGGAACTCCGGAAAAGGCACCCTGTTATGGGGGGAGGGGGGGTGTATCTGAAAGGGGCGAAGCCCCTTTTGTTAAGCCATGCGTTGTAAGCATAGGAGCATTACGGTTTTTAGCTCTTCTTGGTTCAATTGATTAAGCGCGGCCGTAACTTTATCAATGTCCCCTCCCTTGTATAGCGATTGACTCATTTCGTTGAATGCGTTTATGTAGGCAAGCTTAAAGAGAGCAGCTTCCCGGCCAGGAAGCTGCATCACGACCAATATCATTCCATCTCGAGTCAATTTGTACGCTGACGTCCCGTTATCCTTATATTTTTGGATATTGGGGGCCATTAGATCAGAAGGAATAGACAAGTTTTCGATGTGTCGTAAGAGGCGTTCGTGGGGGATGCGGAAAGAAGCAGATAGTGAAAGGCTATTTGTTATGAAGCTCTTGCTATCAGCTGACAGAAAGCGCTCAGGTAAAGATATGAGATCGTAATCGTTCATGATAATGGTTCTGCTCTGGAAGAGTCCGAGCTGCAAATCTCGGGATGGTGGACTGATAGGGTTTGCAGTACCGGGAACCATTACGAACCGGCGGATCTCTCGATCCCCCTACCAGCCCACCAATTTTCGAAAATGATGGACGTGGCTGTTCGGCGTTAGCCGCATGTGCGGATAACGCTCAATGGTTCTCCGGGCTGCAAATCCCGGGCGTAGATTTTGCTACGCGGCCTAAATGTAGCTTTCTGGAGGGTTTCGGGCAAGAAAAAGGGAGCTTTCGCTCCCTTCAGTTTAATTATTACTGCTTATTTTCTATGGCCAGAATGGGTCTAGGAACCACTCGATAATTACTCGTTTGTTTTCGGTGCTTAAAACACCTGCAGCCCGAGTTATGTCAAAATCAACGTTACGGCCAAACCACACAGACATAAAGAATGTCATCAGGATCTTCTCTCCACTGCTTAGTGGGAGCTCGTTAACACTTTTCACCTTAATTTCGCGGTTATCAAAATCCCAATAACAGTAAAGGTTTGGGTATTGTTCTAACATTACTTGGAATCGAATTTGGTCTGAGGTCATGATGTTCCCTCTCATTAAGCGCTTGTGCGCATCAGGCTTTTGAATACGGCCTCACGAACCCATTCCGGGCGTGTGGATAGTAGGGCAAATAAGCGACCGGCTGGTAGGCGTTTGAGGTCGGTTAGACGTGTTTTAAGTAACCGTGTATATTGCTTTTCTGACATAACAAATTCCCCTTGTTGTGTCGCGACGGCCAGCAGTTGGCGCTGGTGGCCGTCACCTTCTCTTATTTCTGGTTGTATTGAGCTTTGAACAGCTCAAATGATTTTGTAAGTACGTCTTTGAGTGACATATCCATTGAGCTGGCCACTGTTTTAAACTCACGTTTAAACTCAGGGTCTACGTTGAAGCTCATTTGAGCGCCGCCTGACTTGGTGCGGGCTGGTGTATCCGTAGGATCAAATACCTGCGGTTGCTCGATTGACGGCGGTACACCTTTGCTGTTTTTCTTTGGTGGTTTTGATGGAGCTGCCATATTGCTAACCTCTTATATAAATCTATAAATATATAATTCTATATCACGCGGCGGTAAGTATTTCCAGCTGGTTAATTATGCCCTGAATCACATCGTCTGCTTTTTTCCTGGGCGCTACATAAGAGCACTCGATGAGGCTTAGTCCCTTATCTTGGGCTTTACTCAGGGCTGGTTTGTGCGGGATGTATTTATCAACTACGAAGTATGGCGTATTAGCCAGGTATTCCTGGGCTTCTACATAGTCAGCCTCGTTCTCTGCTGCCCCTGAAAACACCATGCATATTTTCTTGATCGGTACACCCTTTTTAACGATGCCATGTGCTGTGTTAACTGTGGTTTCCAGGTCATCAGTAGAAAAACGTGTAGGGAGGATGACCATGTCTAGAAACTCAGCCAGTTTTGGTACTGACTCAGAGGCATACGCACCGCCGTCGACGATGACGAGATCGTAGGTTCCTGATTCAATAATTTTTTGCACCTGCGATGGGGTTCCGCATGGTTGCGCCGAGATAGCTGGCTCAATGTTGTTGGCCAGACGGCGCTGCACCCAACGTGTTACGGTTCCGTTCAATACGTCCATATCGATCAGGCAAACAGACCATCCAGCCTTGGCATATGCCACGGCTAACGCTCTGGCTATGGTTGATTTGGTTACGCCGCCTTTGCCGTTAAAGATACCTACAGATATTGTCATTTGTCGAAGCTCCCATTCTGTATTTTTATATAATTATATAAATATACATTTATATAATTAACCGGATGATATCTGAGTTTTCGCAGAGTTGGAAGCGAATTTTTATAGAATTATATAATTCTATAAAGCGGGCTTAGCCCGCTAGTGTTAGAGGTCGGCAATCGTACATATCAGCCGTTCTATCAATGGTTGCTGTTTTCGTGACAGTGTTGCCACTGCTTCGGCTAAGTTGCTCAGGATCTCTCCCTCTGCGATGAGTTTAAGGCACATTGCCTCTACAGCTCTGTTGTACGCTAGCAGCGAGACGGTAAGTTCAGAAACCTGACTTACATCGAGTTCTATCGCTGTTTTAAGGCAAATTTTCTGTTGCTGGGTGAGGTAAAGGACAGATTCTATCCAATCAATATCTAATTCATTATCAATAAGCTGGCATAACATACATTCGATTGATATGTTGAGCGCCTGAATCTCTATTCCCGTGTTAGTCAGGCGGGATTTATTATTTGATTCGGCAGTTTTTAGTTCCATGCGTAGCCTCTCGATTCTTTACTGATCACTAAAAAACCACGAAACGTGGTTTTAAAGGGTGCAAAAAAATGCACGGCGCCTGCCGTGCTGCATATCATAACCAGTTAACAACGCTGACTACGCGGCCAATGACTCTATAACGGCTGATATCTTCTAATGGTATGAAATCAGTGTTCTCTTTTGCTTTTCTCTGAGTTGACAGCATAACCGTGTTATCACCAGGTACGACTCTACAATGTCTAAGAATGGTCGAACCATGCTCATCTTCCAGCGCATAAATACCCGTATGGGTAATGGCGTTAACGCTCTTATCAATCACTACCTGTGACCCTGGCTGGATGGTTGGTGCCATCAGTTCGTCTTGGCTATAGATAACGGAAAGGCTGGATGGGTTGATATCCCGGCTTTTTAGTATTCCTCTGTCGATGGCTAGTGATGCTTTCGTTCCTGCTGGTGAAGTCAGATCGTTATCTATAGTTACAAGTCCACTCAAAGAAGGTGATTCACATTTTTCCGGCTGGAATTGTTCATCGCTCAAGCAAGCAATGTATGCAGCGGGGGCTTTAAGTACCTTTGCTATTTTCTGGATGACTTTAATAGGTGGGTGTCTTAGTCCCGCTTCATAGTTTTGTAATGTACTCAGCCCAATCCCTGTGGCGCTTTGAAGATCGGCAGCTGTCATACCCGACTGTTTGCGTAGTGTCTGAATGCGCAGACCTATTTCTCTCTTAATTTTATCGTCGTTGCTTTTCATATCGCGTCTGTAGTTAATGGGCCGTTGTATTCACTTTACCACATTTAGTGGTTTTTTCATGGTTATACGAATAAATCAACCACAAACAGGAGGTTATTTTTAAAGCTCATATTGATAAAACCCACGAATTGTGGTTTATATACCACGATATGTGGGTTTTATCGGAGGCACTAGGTGACCTTTCAGGAATGGGTAGACGAAAACGGGGGGCAGTCGGCGGTAGCTAAGGCATATGGCTTTACCTCATCGCTGGTTGGCTCTTGGTATCGTTTCGAACGATTCCCGCGAACAGACAATCTGACGCTGTTGATTGCCTATTCAGACGGGGAAATCAACGTACAGCAATGGGCGGCTGACTTTGCGGCTCGTTCGAAGGAGCTGCGCGACGGCAATACGCAACGACAAAACAAAATTAAGGGAAATCTCCCGGTTAATAGCCTGTCTCGCTTAAAGGCAATCTTTGTTGAATTAGGTATTCCCTCCGAACGTTGCAATTTGCGCGGCCCCAAATTTATAGCCCGATGGAAGCACTCAAAGGTAGCGGTAAGTGAAGTCCGGGATGCGGTCATAAACCTGACCGATAAAGGCCGGGATAACGGGGATATTGAGCTGATCCATAAAGAGATAAACAGTGCCAGGCGTTCGGCGTTAGGGAGACTTGAAGAATGATGATTCTGGCGTTCTTTGGCGATAACCGGGCGCTTCAGGAAAAGGTTGTTACCTATCTTGAGGACAACATTAAGGGGTTCACTATTGATCATGTTGATAATGACAGTAGTTACCTTTCCGTTGATCAGAAAATTGGTCGCATTCAGCGCCTTGTTGCTGCTCGTAACAGGCGTGACACCGTAACAGTTGTTACTGGCATCACTGAGGTTATGGAATATCAGATGCTGATGCACCGTAGCGCCGTGTTCTGTGTTCTCCCCGGCTCACTTCCTCCCATCCTTTCCCGTGGTTTTGTCCCAATCGACGAGAAGTTTTTATACGTCACTCATAGCCGGTCCGTCCTGGATACAGAGGCTAAACGTCGCGTCTACATCATGCCGGATGAGGCGTTTTCAGAGTGCTATCGGCGAGAAATGGGGCTCAATCGAAAGCAAAGAGTAAAAATTTTTAAAGGGGGTCGGTCATGAGCTACGTCCGTGGTGCAGCCCTGTACTGTCAAAACACTCGTTTCTGGCGCTTCCTGGCCAAAAAGACAGGAAAGCCTGTAACAAACAACACTGAAGCATCTGTGCAACTGCGGGAGCTGTGTGGGATTTTGTCGCGTAAAGAGCTGGCAAAGAACTATGCGGCCAGAAGCATGTATGTCCAGCTGATCAATGAATTTAATCAGTTCACTAAAGAAAACAGGGGGCGGGAATGAACGGCCGTACCCCAACGAAGAAAGAGAGGCTCTACATTCAGGCTGTGCTTACTCATGTGGGTTGCATTGCCTGTGTTATTGATGGCCGTGAAATTGAAAACCCGGAGCTATGGACCGAATTACATCATGATCCCGATTACGGTAGCACCGATGAAAACTGTCATTTTCACTCCTTTGGGCTTTGTGTCCCTCATCACCGAGGCGTAGCGCCAGGCGGCGTCCGTGTTCCATCTGATATTGCCGTTCGTCACCCTCCTTTAAGCAACTGTGCCCGATTCGTTGAGCGATACGGCACTGATGAGCTTCTTTGTGCTCAGACGTGGGAGTTATTGCCTCAGTCAGTGAAAGATGAAATCGGGTTCGATCTCAGCTTGGGTGAAGTGCCTGGTGGTGCGAAATGAGATACACCGGCTTTCGTACTCCTGCGACCAAAAAGAGTAAGTACGGCAATAAAAAGACTGTCATCGACGATATCGCGTTTGATAGCAAGAAAGAGGCTGATTACTACAGCGAGCTGAAGCTCTTGAAGAAGGCTGGCCGTGTCGTGACGTTTCTTATGCAGGTGCCTTTCCATCTTCCGGGTGGCGTCATTTATAAACTCGATTTCATGGTGTTCTACGCCGATGGCCAGATCGATTGTGTCGACACTAAAGGTGTGCGGACTCAGGTTTACATCATGAAGAAAAAACAGGTTGAGGCGCTTTATCCCGTAACAATCCGGGAGATTTAAACCGTGAGACGCGATCTGGATTACCTGTTTGAGCTGTGGGCGCTGTGGGTGCGCAACGGCTGTAACGCCCGTAGCGGTTTCGCGTCAATGCTGGAAATGATGATGGTAACGCGCTGTCAATTCTCTGGTGGCGGTGGCGCTCCAAACGATTCACTGGAAACAAGTATAGAGGGGGCTGTGACCGCATTAACGCTGGTGGACGAAACAGCCGCCTTAGTCGTCCGTATTGAATACGGGGCGTGGGAGATACGGGGCCTCGACATAAGCGCACCACATATCGACAAAGCCCACGCCCTTTCTCTTAGCCTCCGGCAGTATCGCCGGAAATTAGCAAAAGCCCGGTCGTTCGTGACCGATTACCTGAAGGAATCCAGAACATGAGTGCCTCGACAAAATTATGGTGTTGCAGTGTTGATGATGAAACGTTTAACAGCGGTACGTTCCTTACGAGAGAGGAAGCAATCATTTATGCCGTCAAAGAGTTTGAACCGGAACCAGGTGCGGTCATTCATATTGCGAGGGCATCCCATCCAGATTTAAGCGAGCTGTTTGACGTTGATGATCTTACTGAAGGAGCTGCTTCCCGAGCTTATGAATTTGGTGGCGAATACGCAGATGGTTTTCCCGAACTGTCTGTTGAGGAAAAGAAAGAACTTGAAAGGCTCATTTTGAGCTATTTGAAGCCTATTGTTCCTGTCAATTTTTATCGTGTTGATGAATCGGAAGCGCACACTATAACGTTCGCTGACTTAGAGATGGCTGCTATCCAAATGGATATTGAATTGCAGCAGAAAAAGAGCGCTAACCCGCATAGCGTCTAAGTAGTTTATATAATTGTATAATTATAGAATTATATAAAAAGTGCTTTACGGGTAGGAAAATATTTCCTATGGTAGTAACCAGAAACCGAGCGATAGTCGCCCTGGTTAAACCGGAGAATATCTGATGACTGAAGTAACCACCATTTCTAACTGGATGGAACATCCAAAGAGCCTGTTAAGCACTGATACCGGATATAAGTTACGCCATGTTGATGGGATTATGGTGAAAAGCGCTGAACACGAAACGCTTTTCTTTGTTCAGGATGATGGAAGCCTCGTTGAAGATGGTTATTCCTATGAGGCCCAAACCGGTCGTATCCCCCTTGAGCTGGTGGAAGTAACAGAGAAAATACATAAGCTATGGGAAGAACAGCAGCTGCGCAGCGCTGACTTTACCAATCGCTATGAAGAACGTCTGGAAGAGCGCAGAGAGCGTTATGAAGACCGGGCATATAGAGCGAGAAAAGAAAGTAGTGCTCTACACCAACGTGCAAGCGCTATGCTGAGTGTGATTCCTCTCGGCCAGCCAATTTTAGTCGGCCATCATAGCGAACGAGGTCATCGCCGCCTTCTTGAAAAGGCTGATAACCTTTACCGCAAAGCATTCGTTGAATGCGCCGGAAAAGCAGATCACTACGAAAACAAAGCGGCCGGAGTTGGTCGAGGTGGAATATCTTCGGATGATCCTGACGCCGTGTTTAAGCTGCTATGCAAACTTCAGTCATGCATGAAATCGCAGCTAAGCATGAAGGCCGCTAACAAGGCTATTCGCAGCCATAAAAAAGACCGCAACCAGCAGGTATCAGCTCTTATTGATCTCGGCTTCACGTTTGAAGATACCAATGTGCTTCTCGATGGCGATTTCTGTGGCCGTATCGGTTTTGCCCCGTACGCACTTCAAAACAACAACGCTGAAATTAAGCGCCTTCAAACGCGCATCAAACAACTGGAGTCTGTGAAAGCAGTGGCAGAACCGCAGCGCAAAGAATATGACGGCTTCGATCTCGAGATCGACCCTGAAGATAACCGCATCCTCTTTTACTTCGATGGAAAACCCGCTGATGAGGTCCGTAGTGTCCTCAAATCCCATTCTTTTAAGTGGAGTCCTACCCGTAAGGCTTGGGTAAGAAAGATCACTCCAAATGCTGTGGCTCAAGCCGAAAGGGTTAAGCGCGCCCTTTTGGACATGAGCTTGTAATGACAACGGCGGGAGCAATCCCGCCATTTATAGAATTATATATTTATATAAATGTATAAGGATGCCTCGACAATGCAAAGAAAGATTATCAACGCTCAGGATGTGATTAATTACCTGACCGATCACCCATGTTCAAGAGTTGAAGTTATTGCTGAGCATAGCGGTGTAACGATTAGCGCTATGCGTAGCAAGCTGAGGATCATGCTCGATGCTGGCCAGCTCAAAGGTGAAAAAATAAAAGGTGCTCTGCATTACTCTGTGAAGCCTCAATTGCCGTGGGGAGTGAGCCCTAATGCCATGCTGTTTAACTCCCTGCTTTCCCGGGCCAAATCATCCACGGAGACAAGGCTATGAAACCCACCAAAACCCACACAGGCCTGATTGTCACTAAAGACGGTGAGAAGCGCCTCAAGTTACATCAGACAGCCACAACCTGGTGTGTCGGCCCCCGCGAGACATACGACAAATTTACAGGACGTCGTGTAGGCGCACCGCTCACAAAGCGGCGTCTGAAGCTGGACAGCATTGAGCCTATTTCACCGGAGAAATCACAATGAGCAAGCCAACCTACGAAGACCTGAAGGCTAAATGCGAGCAACTGGAAGATTTTAACCGGGAAGCAAGCGACCTGATCGCCACCCTCCAAAGCAACTTATCCCGGGCAACTCTCGACGGGCAAACGCGTACTGCAGCTGTCCTTGACGTTCTACTTGAGCGGCAACGTCAGCAAACAGATAAAGGGTTTAGCAACGAGCAGGATGATACCTACACGGGCTGTGAACTGGCTGCAGCAGCAATCAGCTATATCGAACCTATGGAGGCAACCAACTATTGGCCAGCTGATTGGCATGATGACAGTTTTAAGCCATCGGCTTATCGCCGTAACCTGGTGAAAGCTACTGCACTCCTTATTGCTGAGATTGAACGGCTTGACCGTCAGGAGGCCGCACAGTGAGCAAACAACACAAATTAGAAATTCTGCTGGCCTGGCTTGAGGACAACGTTGAGTGCGGAACAGCCATTGAGTTCACTGATGGGGTTGATTCAGCCGCAATGTTGCCAGTAGTTCGCGGCGCGGTGGAGCTGCTGGCCATGCCGAAGGCAAAGCGAGGCGTACCGCCGTTCAGTGGGTATTACTACACCGAGGCGATACCTACCCTTGAAATGAATCGTTGTGAGTCTGACACATGGAACGAAGCGCATCGATACGTCATGAAAAAACTTAAAGGCGGTGAAGAATGAGTGCAATTTCTCACTACCCAGCCGTTCAGCAAATCAACTTTTACGTCAATGAAGCCTCTCCTGAGCTGATCAAAGAACGTCGAATTTATCTCGAAAATTATCTCCTTCCATGCTGGAAAGGAAGGCTGGCAGAAATGCAGTCATGGAAAGAACACTCTGATATGGATCTGGAATTTATCGCCGCGTACCAAAGTGCCGTTGATTATCTGACTGAGGCGTTAACACAGGAGACAGCCCAATGACAGCACTCAACAAACAGGCGCTGATTGCAAAAATCAAAAAGCAGCTCGAGAGCTTTGACACAGTAGTGCTGAAAGAGGATGAAGCTAACGCGCTGATGGATGAGCTGGAAGCCGCAGAGAAGCGCATAGCAGAACTGTCTGCGAGCCACAGCAAGCTCCGTGAGGGAATGGCAGCAATTTACAATGCCATTTGTGAAAACGGAGCCAGCACATCGCTGAGCGCAATCCTCACCTTCGTAAAGCGCTCGCGTGAAGAATCAGCCACCGCTGCTGGCATTGGCGTGAAGGAATGAACTGTATGAAAAGAGCAAAAATCGAAGAGATTTTCGTTGTTGTTTCTCGTTCTGGAGAGATTGTTGGTTGTGGCATTGACGCCCCCAGCGCGTGCCGCGATGCCGTAGAAAATTCGGGCATCCATACGAACTGGAAAGATATGGCTTTAAGTGGCCACTACGCAGTTACTACTGGAACAGCCAACGTCACATATGACAAAGAAAAGCTGGATGAATGTTTTGATTACTGGCGTGGAGCTGCAGCTGAGCATTACGGAAAGAGGGACTAACCCATGACCACTATTACCAGAGAACAGCTACACGAACGCGCGCGCCGTAAAGTGAAAGAATTGGAATTTGCCATTACGCAGAGTGCATTTACGTCTATTCGTGATGGTCTTAACGAGGAATTAGAGCTGGCGCGTATCGCGCTGGCATCGCTAGACGCTAAACCGATATACCAATATCAATCAGGCATCTACAACGATGACAATGGAGAAACCGACTGGTATTGGGACGACTGCGATGCTGGGTTCTACAAACAGTATGCGGCAGATAGACGCCGCATTGTTTACACCGCCACGCCAGCGCCAGTAGTGCCGTTGAGCATTACCTTGCCAGATACCAGTTCAAAGGCGTTCTGGAGTGGTACAGGCAAGAAGGAGGTATTTCACCCGGAAACCTATAAGCGCTGGGTAAAAGAAGCAATCGAGCGATTTTGTATGATCGCTGGAATTGCCGTTGAGGTGAAGTCATGACCACAATTTATTTAGCTGTTCTGGTGGTTTATGTGCTTGGGTTCGCGGGGATGTATTTCTATTCGTTAAAGCGTGATGTGGTGTGTGGTCTTGAACGTAACCCGCGTGAAGCATTTATGCTTGCCTTGTTCTGGCCACCACTATTGGCCATTTTGGTGCTTCATATCCTTGTAGAAAATATCATTCTTTGTATGCGCAGACGGGGAGGCTAACGTGGTTAAGCGTATACGTGGTTTATTTCGGTATTCAGAACGGGTGATGAAATATATACAGGAGAGCACCAGAAGCGAGCTGGAGAGCATTGGCGTTAATCTTGATCAGTTTATTCAGTTAAAGCAATGGCACTCTGGAGAGTATTACGGGAATCCTGGTAAGGATGATCGATGGCGACAAAACAGGAACAAATCAGAGTAGTTGTTTTTTTATTGCTCAATTAACCACAAAATGAAGGTTAAATTGTGTGTTTTCCTTGTTTTATGTGGTAACTGAGTGTAGTGTTTCATTTAACGTAGTAAAACTGCGTTGAAAGATAGACAAGTACCATTGCTATTTGTTTTTAAGCCTCGCTTTGACCAAGCGGGGCTTTTTTTATGGCTTCATAAATGCGAGTACCCACTGGCAACTAACCGGGGGTGGAGATGAAAACGATGAATTTAAAAGTCGCTGACGGGCTGGTGGTATTTGGTGGCGGGAGTATAGGTTTTTCATCTCTCATCAAAGCCTATTCGGTTAATGAGTGGGTAGTTATTGGCATCATCGTCGGTATTGTCTGCTCTGTGCTGGGTTGCCTGGCGGGTATTGTTATTCGTTGTCTGTGGCTTAGAGCGCGTGTCCGTATTTTGAAGGATTCCATCAAGGCTCGTGATGCGCAAGGCAAGCCGCTTAGCGCGGCTGAGTCGATCCTGCTTGATAGTGACCGGAATTAGCCATGAAGAAACGCGCAGCTTTAAGCGCTGCGGTCGTTGCTCTGGTTTTGGGCGGCGCTCCTGCAGAGGATATTCTCGATCAGTTCCTGAATGAGAAAGAGGGTAACAGCCTTACGGCATATCGCGACGGCGGCGGACTCTGGACCATTTGCCGTGGCGCCACGATGGTTGATGGTAAGCCAGTAGTTCAGGGCATGAAGCTGTCTGCTGAGAAATGCGCCCAGGTAAACGCCATCGAGCGCAACAAAGCCATCAAATGGGTTGAACGTAATATTCACGTTCCGCTCACTGAGCCGCAGAAAGCCGGTATTGCGTCATTTTGTCCGTACAACATTGGTCCCGGTAAGTGTTTCCCGTCGACGTTCTATAAGCGAATGAATGCCGGAGATACCAAGGGGGCCTGTGAAGCTATCCGTTGGTGGATTAAAGACGGTGGCCGTGATTGTCGACTGACCAAAGGGCAGAAAAACGGATGTTACGGACAGGTTGAGCGTCGTGATCAGGAATCGGCTCTGACGTGTTGGGGGATTGATGGGTACTAATCGCTGGTGGATTGTTGCGGCATTTGCGGCCGTGATTGCGATTGCTGTTTTATCGGTCTTGCTTGCCATGAGTAACGCCACAATAACAGAGAAGGAAAGCGACCTTTCTGTTTTGCGTAGTGATAACAATCTGCAAAGTAAAACTATCGCCATGCAGTCTTTGGATTTCCAGCGTTTTAACCAGGCCGCGTTAGAAACAAACCGTCTGAACTCGCTGATCGCTGCTGGTGCAGAAAAAACAGTCATTGAATATCGTGAGATCTTACGCCGTGAAAAGACCTGTAATTTGCCTGTTCCTGCTCATATTTCTCTCGGGTTGCTCAGGAACGCGTACCGTTTACGTGCCAGCGCAATGCACACCGATGCCAGCGGAGTTGCTGAAGTTGATGATAGTGCCATTACCGCCAGCGGATTAACGTATTGCCAGGCTGTTCTCTGGATTGAGCCGTTGTTGGCTGAGATAGAGAAAGGCAATAACCAGCTGTCTCGCATCGAAAGTATTGAGCGCCAACGCCAGGCACATTCAAGTGACGCACTTCAATAATTATATATTTCTATAATTATATAAAAATATAGTTACAACATTCATTTTTTGCCGATATGGGCGCCCACTTCGGCAATGTTTGCCTGTCATGCCGCCACGCCCGAAAATCCGGTGATTATCTGCTGGGATTTTCGGGCGTGTCACCATGCCAGCCAAACTGATTATAACTGATAAGCACATTGCCGTTTTCTGCTAACCAGGGGTGGTTTGTTGGACAGTGTGCTTATCAGTTGTGGTAATGCGGCTCTGCGCACGTGGTAATTAGTGAGAGTAGTGCTTCGTGTTGTGAAATGTTACCGCTGGTGGTTGTTCACTAGCCAAACCAGCAGGGGGAGGCACCCCCGCCACAACTCCTATCATGAGGTGTATCCGAGCGGATTGCAGCGCCGGTCGACGCAAAGACCCGTAAATCGACTGAGCCACAGCAACTGGTGGCCAATACGAAAACAGAGCGGCGGGAAATAAGCGGGGGTAGCGCCCCGGTGCCTCACCTTATTTTTACGATTATGCAAAGCGGATTGCTCTTGCGGCCTACCAAGCCAGGGGGCTAATTGGTCTGCGATGACATAGGCAAATCATCTTTCTGATAATGCGACGGCTCATCACCTTATCGCCCCTTATCAGCTGGAGACATTTGTTTTCTGAGACGGCAGAACCTCGGAGTCGTAAATACCAAAACTCATAGATATGTGTACGGCACAGGATATGTGTCATAGCAGCCCCTGATGCAAGTTACCGACGAGGTAGTTAGGTCGGAAAACCGCGTTCAAGCCAAGCGGAGCAAGGTTGTCAAAGGCCGTACATATATCTATGCGAGTGGTGATGTTGTCGCATTTCGGGCGAATTGGCTTATCTGACCACAGGCAGGGCCTGTTATCTGCAAAGGTGTAAAAACTGGAGTGGCGCGGAACTGTAGCCGTGTTACCAAAACAGCGTTGCCGGGCGATATCCGGCGCACAACAGCAAAGAGCACAGACTAAACATGCTTCGGAATAGCGTTGGTGAAACGTAGCGTGTTGAAGCTGTGCTCTTTTCGTTGTGTCTGCTGTAGAGCTAGCCAGCGTTATGACTGCCGGAGATAAGCGCCGGAGACACAGCCAAACATGGAGGCGTTATGTTCAACCTGATTTATGCCGATCCCCCCTGGGAGTATCGCGATAAGTGCAAGGATGGGAAGCGCGGAGCCGGGTTTAAGTATCCGGCGATGAAAGCCGCCGATATTGCTCGGCTACCTGTCTGGCAGCTGGCTAACCCGGAGTCATGTTTACTCGCAATGTGGTGGGTTCCTACGCAGCCAGAAGAAGCGTTACTGGTTATGAAAGCCTGGGGATTCAGGCTAATGACAATGAAGGGTTTCACATGGCACAAGACGTACAAGAACAAAGGCAGCACCGCGTTAGGCATGGGGCATATGACCCGAGCCAATAGTGAGGATGTGCTTTTTGGTGTTCGGGGCAAGTTACCGCAACGCTATTCGGCGAAGATCTCCCAGCACCTCAGCTCACCACGCATGGAGCACAGCGCTAAACCTCCCATAGTGAGAGATAAGCTGGTGGAGCTGGTGGGGGATATTCCTCGTATCGAGTTGTTTGCTCGTGGCGTTATGCCTGATGGCTGGCAAGGATGGGGCAATCAATGCGTAAACGGTCTGCAGCTCCACCCCGCGCTTTGGTCACATTCATAGAATTATATAATTATAGAATTATATAAAAAGTGCTTTACAGGTAGGAAAATATTTCCTATGGTAGTAACCAGAAACCGAGCGATAGTCGCCCTGGTTAAACCGGAGAATATCTGATGAATGCACAAGACCGCGAAGTAGTAAGAGCACTTTTACAGCGTCTGACCGAGAAGCACTTAACCTCAAGCCCTGAATTTGCTGAGGCTATCAAACACTTCAATATCTCCACCGCCGTGACTTACCCACCGCGTACCCCGAGCTTTCTCGACGGTAAGCAGGTTTACCCGATGGATGTGTACACCCCGGAAACAATCGACGAAAACCCGCATGGTATTCGTATTGAGTTTGAGTCTCGCCTGGAAGCGATGAACAAGCTGGAAGAGGTCATTGGAAACGGAGAAGGTTTATGAGTTACGTCCCTTTCTACCGCGCTACGAATGAGCAGCGTCTTAGTATTCTCGCTAACGATATTGAACGTGTAGCTGAAGATGTAGACGCAATGATTAACTCTGGTGAAATTACACTCTGCAAGCTGTTAAAGGTTCAGGCTATGATGCGAGACTTACAGACCAAAGCGCAACACGCATCGAAACACGCATAGCGAAACAAATCCCTTACGCCCCGAAACCCATCGGGGCTTTTTTGTGCTGTCTGTATGGGCTGAGTCGAGGGCTAACCTATGTAGGTGGAAATATGTTTGATGAATTTGACGGCTTTTAGGCCTGATGCGTGACGACGGCGTTACTCCGGTCGGGTTCCCACGGCGACGTAGTGAGGGAAAGGAGGCGTAAGGCATCACTGAGTTCCGGGTGGCATCCGGTTAGCGCGTCAATCAGCCTAAAAATGAAGATGGTACGCCGCGACCTACAGCGGCACAGATTACAGGCCTCGGCATTTGCCGGGGCTTTTTCACATCCAAGTACAGGAGATTACGGGAATGACCTCGACAGCAACCCAAAAGCCCATGAGCGCGTCTGAATTGATTTGCGCCATCCATTTGCTAAGTAAATCGCACCTTTGCACTCTGGAAGCGGTTAGATACTCCCCGGATACGGAGCAAGACGCTGTAGCCGAAAAGTTGATTGATGAACTGCTGGCCTTTATCGATAAATCACGACCAAAGGTTGTGCCTAAGTTTGCTTCTCCTTTTGCCGAAAAAAACTACCAGCTTTTGTTGGGGATCGCGAAATCTGCGGAGCTATCGGCGCTGTTTATGGCTGATCACCCTGAGATGGAAGGGTGCTGCAAACAATTCCTGCGTAGCGAACAACACGATGCTTTAGCCAGTGCGGTTAACGCTATGCAGAATGAAGGTCTGCTTCGCTTGGAGGTGGTGAATAGCCATGTGCACGTAGGGAACGCAAAGGAACGTGACTATAAAACGCCGTATGGCCATAAGTTTTCTTGCCTCAGCAAATTGGCTTTGCAGCTGGCTGATATCGTTGAGGACAAAGAAGGACGGACGTTTGATCTAACGCTCTCTACTGAACATCGTTCGATCTGCATGTTGATTGATGCGCTGGTGGATGCTGGCGTTCTGCCGCTCAACTCGGTGAAGAAAGTTGATGGGCTATCTCTGAGCCAGCTTCAGCAGCTTCTTAGCGCTTCGATAACCATTAATGCCCCTGCGGTGACAATCGTCGGCGCGGTAGGAGCTGGTGGGCGATCAGGCGTATGAATATCAATGTTGACGGCCTTTTAACCATATTGCCTGGTAAGAACCTGCTTATGTTTCTTGCTGCTGCATATGTGTGGCAGAAAGCAAAGAACTCTACCCTATCGCCTGGATTCGTGTGTGTGCTGGCGATTGCAGCGGCCTTGGCAACAAATCACGTACTGATAGTGCTTGAAGTATTGGTGGGGCAATGGATTACGTAGATGTGTTTCTGGCCATCTTAGCTGTGTGGGCTACCTGTGCGGTGCTGGCTGGTGGTTTTCTTCTCCGGCGCATCCTCGTGACGCAAAGGCGCATCGATGCCAGGAGAGAGCGATTTCAGAAAGAATGGTTTGAACAATAGCCCGCCTAGTGCGGGTTTTTTATTACTCAGGAGATAACGATGTGTTTTCCAACGAAGTTTAAGTTTGACCTTCGTCAGATGGTAGAGGTTGGGATCAGCGGCGAGATTGGCGAGGTAAAGGCTCAGGGTAAATGGGCGACCGGTAACACTGCATACCAGGTGCTGTATCAGGCCGCAGACGGTACAGCGCAAGAGCGTTGGTTTGATGAAGTCGATCTCGATGCTGTTGAAGACGACCGTCACCCCGGCTGTCCGGTTTACGGTCAGCGAGAATTGCCACCTGGCGCGGTTGTCACTGAATAACCGGCATTACAGATGGCCTTCACTGAGGTGAGGGCTATCGATAATGCGCAAAGCAAAGTCACCTCACCAATTCAGGCTCGCTGGTTGGTGCTGGTGGCTTTTTTTATGGAAGGTGGGCGGCCGCTACCAGTTGGAGCTGGTAACGGCCATTCAATCCCACAGGGTGCCGTGAGTTGAACCGAGGCCCACTTGCTCGCGCGAGCAGGGGGATTTTAACGGATAACCGGCATGACAAAACAGTTAAAAGTGGTTTCATTACCACTTTCCGCGTTAATTGGTTATGAAAAGAACGCTCGTACCCACTCTGACGAGCAGGTTGAGCAAATTGTGAGAAGCATTCAGGAGTACGGTTGGACTAACCCGATCCTGATTGATGAGCACAACGTTGTAATTGCAGGGCATGGCCGTATTGCTGCGGCGACTGCTCTGGAGCTGGTGGACGTTCCTTGTATCGTCCTCAGCGGCCTAACGCCTAACCAGAAGAAGGCTTATCGCCTCGCTGATAACCGAATCCCGCTTAATGCAGGTTGGGATGAGACGCTACTCAGTGAGGAATTAGCTGAACTGTCGGCTGATGGGTTCGAAATGGATAACATCGGTTTCACACAGGATGAGCTGGATAAACTCCTTGCGGTTGCGTTGCCTGGCGATGCTGACGGCATGGATATCCCCTTCGGTAAGGAAGAAGCAAAATCAGGCGTAAGCGTCCAATATCTCTCGTTCGGCGGCCACAAAATTCCGTCAACAGATGAGGAAGCAGAGCGTTTTGATAGTGCTGTCGCCCGATACGTAGAGGATAACGGGAGTTATATCGGTTTCGTTGCTGCGCTGCTGGCCGGGGAGGTGTGCTGATGCTTCACCTCAGTTACGACATAACGAACCTGCGCGGCGCGGAGTATAACCCCCGATTCATTGGCGACGACGACCTTTCGCGGTTGGCTGAAAGCGTCACTGAGCTGGGGCTGGTGAAGCCGTTAATCGTGCGCGGTGATCTGCTGGTGGCAGGACACCAACGCACAAAGGCGCTACGCCGTCTTGGGATCACTCATGCTGCGGTGTATACGCTGCCATGTGAAACAACGGTGTATGACGAGGTGCGGTTTAACCAGCTGCACAACGGTACTGATTTTGATAGCGGCGATGAGCGTTGTCGTGTTGCTGGCCTGGCTGATAAGCATGGTTTTGTTCAGGTGCCGGCAGACCAGATCACCGGCAATATGCGCGCGAAAATGGCATACGTTCGAAAGAACATTGCTGAGCTGATTATCAAGTACGGGCCGTGGGGCGGCTGTGTGGCCACACAATCAGGCGAGGTCATTCACTGTGCTCAGTATGCGCTGGCTGCAAGGATGACGCGAACGCCGTTGACTGTGTTCGTCATTCCAGATGCAGAGAAAGAGAAGTATCAGCGCTATCTGAACAAGACGTATGGCGTGTTTGAGTATTCTCACCTCGAAAAGACGACCTACATCCAGACCTACGCGCAACTGATGCGGCTGCGCAACGGCGGGAGTCTGAAGTCTCAGCTGTATGAAGGTTTGATCATTCCAACGATCATTAAAACCCCGCGAGGCATTGATTTTGGTTCAGGCCAAGGCGATTACGCGCGGATGCTGCGAGGTAAGGGCTACAACCTGCATGATGTTGAGTTGTTTCGTCGTAAAGGCGCTGGAAACACGCTGGATAGGGCGGCGACCAACAAAATGATAGATACGCTGGTGGATGACCTAAAAACGCGAGGGCGTTACGACTACGTGGTCTGTGATAGCGTTCTTAACTCCGTCGATAGCGTGGAAGCTGAAAGCGCTGTGCTCACCGTCCTGAAAGGGCTGTGTAAGGCTGGTGGTTCGATCTACTTCTCTGGTCGCAGCCGAGGCGAACTGGAAGCGGTCTTAAAGCAAACGCAAGCAGCGAGCGCTAAAAGCCGTCTCTATTTCGTCGATCATAACGGTTTTACGGCGTTGTACCGCAAAGGCCATTGGTTCTATCAAAAGTTTCACTCAAACGATGAGGTTAAGCAGCTGTGCCGCGAGCATGGATTCAGCATTAAGCGGTCTGTGTTCAACGGCAAAAGCTGGTACCTGCATGTGATTAACGACGACACGCTCAGCTGGGAACGGCTGGAAAAGGCTGTTCTGTTTGAGTTTGAGTTGCCGCTTCCGGGCGGTGCGACGGTTGGTCGCTCAGCTGACGTTCTGGCGGCGTTCCGGCCGCTGATTAAGTAGGAGGTAGCTGGTGGCTGACAAAATAGAAGTCAAAATGGACTTTGATGCTCGTGATGTTCAGCGCCAGCTGCAGCGGCTTGAGCAGCGTGAAATACCGTTTGCGATGGCTCTTACGGCAACAAGGACGGCGAAAGCGGCGCAGGAGGCGCTGAAGGGGGAAATCAACAAGGTATTCGACAACCCCACGCCGTGGATTCAAAACTCAACTTACGTTCTGGCTGCGAAGAAAAGCGATCCTACAGCGGTTGTCTATGCGCGTGAGTGGGGCGGTACGCCAGCGCCCATGACACTGACACCGCAAATCGAAGGTGGCCAACGCCAGTACAAGCGTTCAGAAGGCGCGTTGAGAGCTGGTGGCTATCTGCCGAATGGTTGGCAGGTCGCCCCTGGTCCGGGCGCAAAGCGGGATAAATACGGAAATATAAACCGAGGGCAATTACAGCAGGTGCTGTCCGGTCTGCGGGTCCAGCGTGATTCGCAACAGAACCGTCGTCAGGGCAAGCCTACGGAGTTCTTTGTGGTTCGTCCTGGTACGAGTAACCCGCTTCAGCCTGGCGTCTGGCAGCGCGTGGGGCGGCGTCCTACGTTGATCCTCACGTTCATTGAACGACCTAACTACTCACAGCGGTTGGACTGGCATGGTGTTGCTATGCGAGCTGGCGAGGCCGCTTTTACTGATGAGCTTGCGAGGGCTATCGATGACTTGCTTACGAAGAAGTTTGATAGGTAAGCGCTGTGTGTGTGGCGTGCTGCAGCTAGTCCTGCATGGCTGGCTGTCGACCGTTGTGATCACCTGCTGGCCCCTTTGGGTCCTTCTGGTCAAAAGCGTTGAATGCGGGTCATTCGAACCCCGAGAATCGACTAGCTGAACGCCGGAAAAGTTAGGTTAAAAGTGATCGGTAAAAAGAATTGAATTATCTGATTGATTTATAGAAGGAAAATAGTGTTTTTAGCTGGTTTGCTAATGGTAAAAAGAAGATGGTTATTTATCTTAAATATCATCGAGTTACATCTGTTTTTTTAACCTTAAAAACAAAAGATTAAACAAAGCTCTTTATTTTCAGTCAGTTATATCTATTTTTTTTACTCATTGCATCGATTTAGATCCTTTTTATCCATTAAAATGCAATAAAATCAGACAATTATGTTGTTTTCTTTTACCCTTCATGGGTAAAAAGATCCTCTAATTTCCTTTTTGTTTTCATTGGGTTACTCGGTTTTCTTTTACCGACTGACAATCGTGGTGAAAAAATGATGCTAAAAATCGAATATTTGCCGCGTGGCAAACTGCTTCGTTACGCTAAAAATTCACGAACTCACTCTGATGAGCAGGTGGATCAAATCGTCAACAGCATCCGGGAGTTTGGATTTACGAACCCGGTGCTGATCGACGAGGACAATGAAATTATTGCGGGGCATGGACGTCTGACTGCTGCTGAAGTTCTGGAGATAGAGAAGATACCTGTCATCAGGCTAACGGGTCTTACACCAAAGCAAAAAAAAGCCTATCGCATTGCTGATAACAAGCTGGCATTAAATGCCGGATGGGATATGCAGCTGCTTGCCGAAGAAGTCAGTGAGCTGGTTGATAGCGATTTTGACATTGAGTTACTCGGATTTAGCGATTCTGAGATTGACGATATGTTAAATGTTGAGCCTCCCCCATCTGAGGAAGATGACGCACCGCCGATCGTTCAGATTAAGTATCTCACCATTGATAAAGACCGTATCCCGGCAACTGATACAGAGATTGCGCTGTTACTGGATGTATACCGCCAGTACCACGATGCGCATGAGACCCATGAAGGGTTTGTGAAATACCTCGCTGACAGGTGCCAGTGATGGCCATCGTCAGTAAGTCAGAATTTGCGAGGCGAAAAGGCATCTCTCCGGCGATGGTCACAAAGTTATGTGCGTCTGGCCGGATACCTGTACTGAAAAGCGGAAAACTGGATTTTGATACAGCCAGTACTGCGTATGAGGCGAGTAAACAGGTTGGCCGGGAAGCCTCAGCCATTAACGGTAAAAAAGGCCACAGATCAACCGAGCCTGAACTACCCGGTGATGATGCTGGATTAGCTGGTGGTTCGACTGCCGTCGCTGCACAGTTCAATAAGGCCAAGACCGCAGAAAAGGTTTATCAGGCGAAATTAAAAAAGCTGGAGTACGAAGAAAAAGAAGGATCGCTTATAGCTAAAGATACCGTTGCTGATGATGCTTTTCTCGCTGCAAACGAGTTGAGAAGTCGGTTGTTTAGTATTGCTCCCCGTGCCGCCCCGCGCTGTGAGGGAAAAACGGCAAGGGAGATTGAACGCATCATTGAGGATGAGATTAATTTTGCGCTTCAGGCGCTTCAGGAATCCCGATTTATTAAGCAGGAAGAATAAACCGCATGGGCGAAACAGTATGGAGCACCGCGTTTTTCCGTGCGCTTCGCCCAAAATCACGGCTAACCGTTTCTGAGTGGGCCGATAAATATCGTCATGTGGCGCCGGGAACTTCTCCCGAGCCGGGGCCGTGGCGCACCAGTCGAGTACCTTACCTGCGTGAACCGATGGATGTTATTGGCGATGCTGATACTGAAACGGTAGTCATGCAGTGTAGTTCGCAGATTGGTAAGTCAGAAATGCAGCTCAACGTGATGGGGTATTTTACCGATCAGGAACCCTCACCACAGCTGATGATTTACCCGACAGTTGAAGCAGCTGAAGCCTTTTCGAAAGAGCGTATCGATCCCACCTTTAAGTATTCTCCGGGATTAAAGAATAAGCTCCGTGAAGGGAAAGAAGGTCGTGGCGCGGCTAAAAAGTCCAGCACTACGATCCGTATGAAACACTATGCGGGGGGGTATGTGGCGCTGGTTGGCGCTAACTCGCCAGCTGGTCTTGCTTCTCGTCCAATTCGAATATTGTTAGCTGATGAAATCGACCGTTACGGTGTGACGCAGGAAGGCGATCCATTAAAGCTGGGTATTCAACGAACGACAAACTTCCATAACCGCAAAAAAGTGTTTGTTTCTACCCCTGTGTTAGAAAAAACGAGCAACATTCATAAGTGGTTCAAGCTCTCGGATCAGCGTTATTACCATGTGCCTTGCCCCTGCTGCGGGGCTATGCAGGTACTGAAATGGTCGCAAGTGAAATGGGATAAGAACGACATGGGGGAAGCGTTGCCTGAAACGGCTCGCTACGAATGTCGTGAGTGCGGCGATGTTATCCGTGGACCAGGGAAGCCAGATGTTGACTGGCTGGCTAAAGGGGTCTGGATTCCGGAGCACCCCGAAATAAAAGGTATTGTCGGGTTCCATATCAGCAGTCTTTATTCTCCGTGGGTAGCATTGTCTGAGCTCGTAGCTGAGTTCGCCGAAGCGACAAAAAACCGCGATAAAAACGGCTTAATGGAATTCATCAACCTGAAGTTGGGTGAACCGTGGAAAGAGGACGCGAAAGAAGAAATTGACCATGAGTATCTTCTGCAGCGTCGTGTTCGGTATGAGGATTTTTTACCTGACGGCGTATTGCTTCTGACCGCGGGTGTTGATGTGCAGGATAGTTATCTGGTCGCTGAAGTTGTGGGATGGGGGAAAGGCAAAGAATCCTGGGGGATTGAATACAAAATATTCATGGGGGACCCTGCTCAATCTGCTGTCTGGCAGCAGCTGGATGAGTTTCTTCTCCGGTCGTGGCAATTCCGTGACGGCCAGCGCCTGTCGATAGCCGCTGCATGTGTTGACTCCGGCGGTCACTTCACAACAGAAACTTACCGGTTCACAAAATCTCGCGAATCTCGTCGAATTTACTCAATTAGAGGGCGCGGCGGTGTGGGGCTGCCATTCATTGGCAAACCGAATAATAACAATCGCATTGGTGCAATGCTGTTCAATCTCGGCGTGGATGATGGGAAAGGCACTATTATCGCTCGCATCAAACTTCACGACCCAGGCCCCGGTTATATGCACTTCCCGGTCGATTCAGAGCGAGGGTATGACACTGAATACTTCAAAGGTTTGCTCTCAGAGAAGAAGGTCTTTGAATACAAAAATGGTCAGACAAAAGAGAAATGGGAAAAGATTTACAACCGAAATGAGCCACTCGACTGCCGTAACTATGCGTCTGCGGCGATGGAAATACTAAACCCCAACTTTGACTGGCTTGCCGAGCAGGAACAACGAGGAAACGTCTATGTTCAACAGCAACAGCAAAGCACGCAAAAAAAACGGCGACGAGTCAGAAGTCGCGGAGTTACCGCATAGGAGAAATATCAATGAGTTATGAGGCCATTTCGCTAACTGAAGCTCAAGAAATGCTGTCGGTCTGGAAAGAGGCATACCGGGCTATCGCAATCGGTGGACAGTCCTATAAGTTGGGAACAAGGCAGTTAAACAGAGCGGATCTTTCAGAAGTGAGAGAGCAGCTTGACTTCTGGCGTAATGAGGTCGAGCGGATGACTGCCGGTACTCGCCGCGGACCGCGTGTTAAACGCGTTGTAGTGAGAGATTTATGAACATTCTGGATAAGGTCATTGCACCGTTTTCACCTCAAAGAGCGCTAAACAGGGCTGTGGCAAGGAAGAAACTGGAAGCCATTAATAATTTAGGTTACGACCGCCACGGTGCAAGTACGCATAAGAAATCAATGCGCGGCTGGTTTAGTCGAGCTGGCTCGCCGGATGACGATATCGTTAAGCCACTGAATATATTGCGGGAACGTTCGCGTGATCTTTTTATGGGTAATCCTCTTGCGACAGGAGCCATAAAAACGATCCGAACCAATGTTGTTGGTTCAGGGCTAAAGCTCAACGCTAACATCGATGCTGAGTTTCTGGGCTTGTCACCGGAAGAAGCGAGATTATGGGAAAAGAATACGGAGCGTGAGTTCCGTCTATGGGCTGATTCAGTGAACTGTGACGCATCAAGAATGTGTACATTTGGTCAGCTTCAATCACTGGTCCAGATATCGGCGTTGTCGTCTGGTGATGTGTTTGCCACGCTTCCTGTAATAAAACGGAAAGGGGTTATCTATGATTTGTGCGTTTACCTCATAGAAGGTGATCGCGTTTGTAATCCCGATACCACTGTTATCCCTGATATGTATGGCGGTATTGAACTAGGTGAATACGGCGATCCGGTTGCTTACTGGATTGCTAAGCACCACCCCGCGAGTACATCCAGCTTTGTCCAGAGGAAGTGGGAACGAATACCGGCTTATGGCAAGAAAACGGGGCGACGTAATGTTCTCCATGTCATGCAGGATTGGGAGCGGCCTGGACAGCGGCGCGGTGTTCCTGTCTTGGCTCCAGTTATTGAAGCGCTGAAGCAGTTGGGTCGCTACACAGATGCGGAGCTGGTCGCTGCGGTTGTTTCTGGGTTATTTACTGTATTCGTTAAAACGGAGGCTCCTGAAGGGCCAATAGGTGAGGCTGGTATTCCTCAATATGAGCAGATCGATAATCACGATGAAAATACGATCGAAATGGGGTCTGGATCTGTCATTAGCCTTGGTGATGGGGAGTCAGTAGACACAGCTAATCCTGGGCGACCTAATACTGCATTTGATGGTTTTGTCGTGGCTATTTGTCGCCAGATTGGTGCTGCGCTTGAATTGCCATACGAACTGCTGGTTAAACACTTCACAGCCAGCTATAGCGCTAGTCGTGCAGCTCTTCTGGAAGCCTGGAAGATGTTCAGGATGCGGCGAGAGTGGATGGTGTTGTCGTTCTGCCAGCCCATTTATGAGGAATGGTTATCTGAAGCAGTGGCGAAAGGCCGGGTTATCGCACCCGGCTTTTTTTATGGGCCTGAATATAAGGCGGCCTGGTGTGGCGCTCAGTGGTATGGCCCATCTCAGGGACAGCTCGATCCTCTGAAGGAAGTGAAGGCGGCGAAAATGCGTGTAGAAGAAACGTTCTCTACACGAGAGAAAGAAGCCGCTGAAATGTCCGGTTTGAACTGGGAAGAGGCCGCGCAGATTAGCGGAAGAGAAGAAGCTACGCGACGAGATCTGAAGCTGGCTAGTACGCCTGATGTACCTGAAAAACCTGATGAAGAGGAACTAAATGTCTAACTGGTGGAATATCAAAAACTCAGCGGGGGAAGATGATACCCCGGCTGAAATGCAACTCTACGGCTATATCGGGGAATGGGATGATATTTCTTCCGCTGAAGTCGTTAAGCAACTGAAGGACATCACGGCTAAAACCATTGTTGTCCGCATCAACAGCTATGGCGGCTCAGTTTTTACCGCGCAAGCGATACTCTCTTCCCTGAAGCGTCACCCGGCTAATGTCACCGTCTATATCGATGGTATAGCTGCATCGGCCGCAACCATCATTGCGATGGCCGGGGATAAAATCATCATACCGGCTAACGCAATGATGATGATCCATAACCCGTGGACGTTTGCCGCTGGTGACTCAGAAGAGCTTCGTAGCATCGCTGAAATGATGGATAAAGTCAGAAATAGCATCCTGGCCGCTTATCGTGAAAAAACGGGGCTTTCTGACGAAAAACTTATTGAGTTGATGGACGCCGAAACCTGGTTCAGTGCCGATGAAGCTGTTGAGCTGGGCTTTGCCGATGAAGTGGAACAGCCAATGCGCCTGGCCGCATCTCTTAACAACGGCGTTTTCTCCCTGAATGGTATGAGCTTTGACGCTTCCCGCTTTGCTCACCTACCTGATTCACTCGCCAAATTAACAGTACCAGATAACAAACAATCTGCGGTGCCGACCGCGCATAACGAGGAGGAGATCGTGGATCTCGAAACCCTGAAAAACAAACATCCTGATTTATATAACCAGGTATTCAATGCAGGTAAAGATGACGGTGTGAAGGCCGAACGTGAGCGAATTAAGCAAATTGAGGATTCAGTTATTCCCGGGCATGACGAATTGGTCAACAAAGCCAAATTCGAAACAGGGGTATCTGCTGAAGCATTGGCTCTGGAAATTATGAACGCGGAGCGCGGCCGTAATGCCGCGTATCTGCAGAACAGAATGGATGATGCCGATCCGCTGAAAAAAGCCGTTGATACCCGGGCACCACAGAATAAGGGTGAGCAAGAGGTTGAAGCAGTGAAAAACAGCATTGGTTCGGCATTTCAAAATCGTAACAAGCGTTGAGGGGTAGGACATGCAGGAAACTTTTACTCATGAACCAGACAACCTGGTTATATCTGGCGCCATGCCAGCTGTACCAGTCAATATCAATGTAGCCAGCGGTGTTATTGAGCGCGGCACGTTGCTTTCCTTCGTCAGTATTGATCCCGCAACCAACGTAGTTACGGTTGCAGCGATTGACCTGACCAGTGCGAATGCGGAAGAAAAATTGCCGTTCTGTATTGCACAGCATCGTATCGATGCTTCTAAAAAAGCATGTCGTGGAACGGCGTGGGCGACCGGAGTATTCAATAGTCGCAAAGTGATTCTGCCAGCTGGTGTCAAGGTTGCTGATGTATATCTGGCCTGCCGTAAGGTCGGTTTATTCCTCAACGACGCTATGCCTAACCCTGTGGTCTGAAGGAGCTGAATAAACATGCCAAATATTGATATTTTTGAACGTCGCACGATGCTGGAGCCGGTCATACAGAACTTTGAACCACGCCGCTTCCTTCTGCGTACATTTTTCCCTGGTATTTCGACCTTCAACACTAAAAAAGTGGATCTCGACTTTGTTCGCGGTGGTCGCACTATGGCGCCATTTGTTGGTAAAGGGTACGGCTCAAAAACGGTTGAGCGCCACGGTTTTGAAACAAAAACGTTAGAGCCACCGCTCGTTGCACCTGACTTAGTTACTACTGCAGAGCATCTTCTTAATCGCCTGCCAGGTGAGAATATCTATAACTCTAAATCGCCACAGGAACGCGCCGCTGAGCAATTAGGTAAAGATCTGGTTGAACTGGATGATATGGTCAACCGGCGCGAAGAATGGATGTGTTCTCAGGTTCTTTTCAGCGGTATGGTTGAAATCGTTGGCACTGGTGTAGAAGAAACAGTATATTTCTGGCCGGATAATGATGCTGATAAACCGTATCTTGAACTGACTGGTGATGACCTCTGGACATCGGCTGCATCTGATCCACTGGTCAATGTGCGCAACTGGAAGCGTAAGGTGTCATTAACATCTGGTTTTACCCCGCGCGTTGCAGTCATGGGGGCTAAAGTTGTTGATGCCTTCGTTGCAAACGAAGCTATCAGTAAGTACCTGGATAACCGCCGTAAGGAGTTAGGTAAGATTGAGCCTAAAGATCTGGAAGAGGGCGTTACATTTTACGGTACCATCGAAGGCGTTGATTTCTATGGCTACGATGAACTGGTTTACAACGACGTAAGCGGAAAAACAGAACCGTTGGTACCTGAAGATAAAATTCTTCTCGGTGCGCCGGGACGCGGTGAAATGCTCTATGGGGCGGTTGTACTGGCCGATGAAGCGGAAAAAAGCTTCACGCTGGTGGAATCACCTCGTGTTCCCGATACCTGGGTAAGCCGAAAACCAGAAGGGCGTTTTGTCGCGATGAAGTCCGCGCCGTTGCCTAACCCCGGCGTGGCGGATGCTTATCTGGTTGCTAAGGTGGTGTAAATGGCCCGTTTAGTTAAAAACATCGATACCCGTCAATACGGCTCGCTTAAAGCGGGCCGTTTGCTTGATGGGGTTTTGCCAGAATCAAAAATTGCTGAGCTAATCGCTTCAGGTCACGCTAAAGCGACTGATGGCGACGAACCCCTCACTGATACCGGAAAAAACGCTGAGAACGCCGCTGAAGCGTTTGAAATGGCATTCAAGCGGGGTTATCGGCATGGTTATGCTGCTGCGGTAAATGATGCTGTTGATGAGGGGCTAATTAGTGCGGAAGAGGCTGGCACTTGTATTTTCAATGTTAGCGAGATCGATACAGATATCGCTAACACGAATATCAATACAGGTGTTTCTGGTGGAGATAACACCAATTCTTCCGATAGCGTTGCAGAGGAAGGCATAAAGCCAGAAAAGGACCAGGTTAAGGCTTCTGCGAAGGAAAAAAAATCAAAGGCGTAACATTCGATGAACTCTTTTAAAGAGATAATGGCGCAGGATATTTCTGCGGTATTTATGAATGAGAAAGAGTTTGCTGACATCTACAACATTGACGGCAAGGACATCCTTGCCGTTCTGGATACAGACCTCGTTCACGAACGTAATAAGCGCTCATATGCTGAGTTTGCTGAGGGTGTAAATCAGGGACAAATAACGCTATTTGCTTCGCGTAATGATTTTGCTCACGTTCCTGTTAAGGACCAATTAATGGTTATTAACGGTCGTAGCTATGTTGTGAATGAGGCCGCAGATAATTCAGGGGTGTTAGAAATAACTCTGACTATCAATACGAACAGAGGTATGCCAATTTGAGCAATCTGTTGATTGATGCAATAAAAAGTCGGTTAGAGAAAGAGATTTGCCCTAACCTGTTGATACAGGGGCCTTCAGAGGATGAGAGGGATACAGACGTTAAGTTGTATGTTCCCACTATCTTCAAAGGTTTTTTACCACCAAAATCAGCCCCAGACCCAAATAAACCTCCAGAGTTTCCTCACATTATAATCCGTCCCACAGAAGGGGGAATGCAGCCTGACATGGATACTGTTCGGGTGAAATTCCTGCTGGGTGGTTTTTGTGAAGATCCAACCGGATATGAATGGTTAATGATTGTTCTTGGCCGAATGGCTAAGGATTTTCAGGAAAACCCTGTTCTGGATATGCAGTATGAATTTCAGAACGATATCCACTGGAAGTTGTTCGATGATCAGCCATATCCTTTTTGGGTAATGGAGGCGATTGGTTCCTGGTCAGTAATTAAACCTCAAAATACTCAATTTCAGGACGATCTCTAATGACTACTGAGAAAAAAACCGCGAAAGCGGCGGGCGCGGCTACGCCAAAAAAAGAAAATATCCCGACATTAATTTATATCGGGCCAACAATTCCTCAAATTTCATTGCTGAAGCACAGAATATATCGGAATGGTTTGTCGGTGGAGTGTGAAAAGCTGATAAGCGTTATTCCTGGTGCTAAACAACTCTTTGTTACTACTGCTGATTTTGCTGATGCAGAAAAGCGGCTTAGCGATAAAACCAGTGTTGAAGCTGTGATGTATTCGCGTGTTTTTGCAGCGATGAAGGAGATTAATTAATGGGCTACCGTCACGGTATTTATACATCTGAAATACCTACTTCAATTACACCTCCAGTAAACGTTAGTGCGGGGTTAATTGTTGCGTTTGGAACTTCTCCAGTAAACCAGCTTGATAATCCATCATCTGCGGTTAATAAACCGGTTATTGCATACACCTATGCCGAAGCCGTTTCAAAGATAGGTTTCAGCACTAACTTTGAAAAATATACTTTGAGCGAAGTGATTAAGGTCGCTTTTGGTATCTATGGCGTGGCTCCGGTTGTGTTTATCAATGTACTGGACCCGACAAAACACAAAGCAGACGTTGTCGATGAAGCCGTCAAACTTTCAGGCGGTAAGGCAACGCTGGCTAAGGATGGGGTTCTCTACGACTCTGTTGTTGTAAAAAGTGCTGCGCCCGATGCGGCCGTTCTTGTTGTTGATACCGACTATATTCTTGCTCTTGATGACGATGGGTATACGGTCATTACCGCAATCACTGGTGGGGCTATCAAGGATAAAGATGCAGCGCTAACCGTAAGTTATACACACCTTGATCCTGATGCAGTGACCAAAGATGACATTATCGGCGGTGTTGATCTTAACACTAAGTTAAGTACCGGCCTTGAGCTGCTTGCTGACGTTTACCCGCGCTTTAAACTGGTTCCCGGCCAGGTGATTGCGCCTGGATTTAGTACGGACAGTGAAGTTGGCCAGTTAATGGCGACTAAATCCGCGATGATAAGCGAGCTGTTTAAAGCTGAAGCGTTAACTGACGCCCCAACCGATACGGCGATAATCAGTGATTACTCAGCGGTACCGGAATGGAAGCAGAACAATAACCAGCTCGCCGCGAACCAGACTGTATGTTGGCCGATGGTGAAGCTGGGAGATACCATTTATTACCACTCCACTCATCTGGCAGCTGCAACATGTCTGATGGACAGTAAAAACGGTGATGTTCCTTCACGTTCTCCGTCGAATATCACATTGCAAATGGATGGTGCTGTTCGTAAAGATGGCTCAGAGGTTTGGTTGAATAACAGTCAGGCCAACTATCTGAACGGTCAGGGGATCGTAACCAGCCTTAATTTTGATGGCTGGAAATCCTGGGGAAACCGCACCGCAATTTATCCAAAAAATACAGACCCGAAAGACGCGTTTCGTGTCGGGCGCCGAATGTTTAACTGGACAGGGAATACGCTAATTTTGACACACTGGTCAAAAATAGATGACCCTGCTAACCGACGGCTTATTGAGTCAGTCGTTACCAGCGCTAATATCTGGTTTAACGGTCTTACCGGGAATCAGGACATTGCTGGCGGTAAGGTCGAATTTAATCAGGCTGAAAATCCGACGACGGCGTTGATGGATGGGATCGTTAAATTCCATGTGAAATTTACTCCATACTCTCCGGCGCGAGATATAGAGTTTATTATGGAATATAACCCCGACTATTTATTGAATCTGTTTGGCTCAGCTAATTAACAGGGGGTTGTTTTGAGTAATCAAATTCCAGAACGTTTAATTAACTTCACCGTTTATGGTGAAGGTAGCCGTATTATTGGCATAGCTGATGCTAAATTACCGTCCATTGAAATGATGACAGAAACAGTTTCAGGTGCCGGAATTGCAGGTGAAATTGAAACCGGGACGCTCGGACACTTCAAATCAATGAGTGTTTCGCTGAAATGGCGAACATTAACAGCTGATGGTACAAACCTGTTTCTTTCTTCATCGCATCAGGTGGATTTCAGGGGGAGTCAGCAGGTCTACGATGCGGGAACCGGTAAATATAAAACCGTACCAATCCGCGCTTCAATGAAGCTGAATCCTAAGAAATTAGATCTTGGTTCGTTACAGGTATCAAAAGCGACTGATACTGAAAATGAATTTGAGGTTCTGTATCTCAAATTATTTATTAACGGAAAGGAAGTTCTTGAAATAGATAAGTTGAACTATATCTGCATCTTTAATGGCGAAGATATCCTTCAGACTGTTCGTGATGATTTAGGGCTCTAAGGGGATAAGATGGAAATTATTGAATTAAGTAAAGAGTATCGTTTTGAAGATTATGAACCAACGTCAAAAATAGTTCTTAACCTGGACGAGTTGAAGGGGGCGGATATTTTAGAAGTGACTGACGTATTACAGGCTCAGGGGCATGTTTCTGCTTCAGCTGCATTAGATAATAAAGTCCAGGCTGCGTTAGCTGCTCGCTGTCTGGATCGTCCGGTTGAGTATATTAACGGCTTGCCAGCGCGTGACTTCGTGAAAATCTGCCAGAGGGTACAAAGTTTTTTGCTGGCGTAGGGTTCGATCCACGCACCCCAATGGATAAGCAAGTCATGAGGGCCGCTCGTTCCCTCTCTCAATCAGAACAATTCACACCGATTTCATACTGGCTCTCGCTTCGGCTGAGTCGCCTTATCGCCTGGATTGAGCTGTTTAATGAGGATAATAAATAATGGCCAGCAATAAGAACTTTCAGCTGGCTTTTGAAATAGGCGGCAAAGTTGCCGCCTCTCTCCCAAAGAGTTTTAACGTTGCTCATCAGGCAGTGGCGAAACTTAACTCTGAGTTAACCGATCTCAGAAAAGACCAGGGCGAGGTTCAAAAGCTTCAGGCGATGAAAGCCAGGGTTGGGCAGACGGCGCTTGAATACCATAAAGCGGCCGCTCGCGTGGAAGAGCTGCAGCGGCAGATAAGTAATACCGAGAACCCAACCCGGGCGATGATCCGGGAGTTTGAAAGGGCAAAAACTCAGTCATCAAATTTACGCACATCGTTACGTTCACAGCGTGACGAACTCGCTTCGCTGAAAAACGCCTACGGTGGGGCTGATACATCAGCTAAGGGGCTGACAGCTCGTGAAAAAGAGCTGAAACTCAGCATTGATCGAAATCGTGAAGCTCAGTCTCGCAGCGTAGAGCAGGTAATCCGCTATAAAACAGCACTGGCTCAGGCCAGGACTACTATTCTGGATGCAAAACGGGCTCAGGATGAACTCAACCGTTCGCTGGAGAAACGCCGCGAGCTGAAAATGGAACAGCTCGGAGAAGCCAAAGGCCAGTTAGTCAGATCCGGTGTACAGACTACAGCTGTAGCTGCCGGGGTATTTGCTGCGGCCAATAACACGGCTAATTTTAACCGTGAGAACAAAATGATCGGCCTGACAGCAGATATGAAGCCAGCTGAGGTTCAGGCTATGGGCCAGGCGATGCTTGTCACCGGGGCTGCGACAAACCAGTTTGCGTCTGATATTCAGGCGGCTCAGGGCTTCCTGGTTGCAGCTGGTCAGGATTACAAAGAAGCTCAGGCTAACCTTCTGACAATAGGGCGTACTGCGACTGCAACCGGCTCAGACATACTCGATGTTTCCAAAGCATCCTTTACACTCAGCGATGCTCTTAAAATCGATCCCTCTCAAATGAAAACAGCTATGGGGATTCTGGTTCAGGCGGGTAAAGAGGGGAACTTCGAATTTAAGGATATGGCCAAAAATCTTCCTGTTCTTGGCGCCCAGTTCCAGGCCTTGAAAATGGGAGGGAATGAGGCTGCAGCAACAATGGGGGCTGCACTACAGATAGCCCGTAAGGGGGCATCAACCTCTGATGAAGCCGCCAACAACATGAATAACTTTATGGCGAAAATCCTTTCGCCTGAAACGCTGAAGAAGGCTCAAAAGAACTTTGGCGTTGATATGTACAAAATCGTTACTTCCGCACAAAAGAAAGGACAGAACCCGTTTGAAGCGGCAATGAAGTCTGTCATCAAAATGACCAAAAATGGCGATCAGAAATTACTGGGTGAGCTTTTTGGTGATATGCAGGTGCAGAACTTTGTCCGGCCAATGATCCAGAACTGGGAAGAATACCGACGGATTAAGGAAACCTCTCTTGGTGCTGGTGGTGCTGTTGTTGATCGCGATTTTGCGAATATCACCAAAGATAATGCGGAGCGTTTAAAGCAGCTCCGCATTCAGGCCAGTAATGCCGCACTGAGCTTTGGCCAGGCACTACAACCAGCATTAAACGCGGCGCTTGGTGTCCTGGTGCCATTGCTTACTAAAGTCAGTGAGTTTGTCGCAAATAACCCCAATCTGGTATCGCAGATTGTATTGACGGCCGGGGCGTTACTGACAATGAGAACCGCAGTTATTGCCTGTCGTGTGGCGATGCTGGCGCTGTCTGTAGCAACAAAAATGACTCCTTTTGGCTGGATACAGCTGGCTATATCAGCTCTCGTTGCGGCCGGGATTTTGCTCTATCAGAACTGGGACAAGATCAAGGCCTGTGCGGTAAAGGTGTGGCCAACAATCAGGGAATATGGCGTTAAGGCTCTTGAAGGACTGAAATTTGTATTCATGAATTTTACGCCTGTTGGCTGGCTGGTACAGGCCTTCAAAGCGGGGGCTGACATACTTAACACCATCAACTGGCGCGACTCAGGGGCTAAAATTATTGAAACCCTGATCACCGGTATTAAATCGAAAGCCAATGCTCTGGTTGATGAGGTGAAGGGTATTTTTGCGACCGTTCGTGAGTACCTGCCATTTTCTGACGCAAAGCGCGGGCCATTCTCTCAACTGACTAAATCCGGTGGCGCAATAATGGCCACGCTGGCCTCTGGAGTTAACGGGAGTAACAGCCTCCAGACTGCAATTTCAGGTAAGTTCGGGCAGACCCGCTTTTCTCCTCATGGAATATCAGTTGCAGGAGGCCTGTCATCTCGCTCGGGAGCCTCCGGGGGCGCCGTCATACCACCTGGTGGGATTACATACGCACCAGTGATTAATCTTCCCCCTGGTTCACCAAAGGAAACAGAAGCGGCTGTACAGAGGGCGCTGGACGCGGGTTACTCAGATTTTGAGAAGAAAATGAGCGCCCACCTTTTTCAGAGTCGGAGGTTAAGCTTTGGATAATTACAGGACCATACAGGGCGATGCCTGGGACAGCATTGCCGCCAGACTATATGGAAATGAATATCTGTCTTATCTGCTTGTTGATGCCAACCCAAAGCACCGTTTAACGGTGCTTTTTTCTGCCGGAGTCATCCTGACTGTTCCTGATGCACCTGCAAAGCCGGCAACCGTGAATAACCTGCCACCGTGGAAGCGAAACAGTGTTACGTAAAACTCTTTTTGACGTGATTTACCAGAATATGGATATCACGGCTGACATGCAGCCTGACATTCTCTCAATATCGTATACCGATAATGAGGACGGCCAGGTTGATGACATCGCTATTACGCTGAAGAACGACGACGGGAAATGGTCTGGCGACTGGTCACCTGAAAAAGGGGACTTTATTCGTCTTGTCTTTAAGCCATTCAATCAGATAGCGCTGGAGTGTGGCAGTTTTCAGGTTGATGGTATCACATCGTCTGGCCCTCCTTCTGTTGTTGAGGTTAGCGCGGTATCTGTACCCGTAGCCGCTGGTGTACGCCGTGATTTGAAAAGTAACGCCTGGGAGAAAACTACGCTCAGGGATATAGCTACATCAATAGCGAAGCTGGCCAACCTTGAGCTGATGTTTCTTATCGATGAGGGCAGCAATCCATATTACGAACGTGAAGACCAGATGGAGGAAAGCGACTTAAAGTTTCTCCATCGTCTTTGTCAGGATGAAGGCGTGTCCTTAAAAGTTACGGATAGTCAGCTTGTGATATTTGCTCAGGAAATGTTTGAGGAAAAAGAGCCAATAGCAACCCTGACGCTGGGTGTTGATGAAATTATTCGTTATTCCTTCAGTGCTCAATCTTCTGATTTGTATAAGAGCTGCACCTGCAAATATCGGGTACCTAAAAAAAGAAAATCACTGGCGTATACCTGGGAAGATCCTTCTGTTGAAGATGGCGCCAACCTCAAAATCAGAAAACTGGTCGCAAACCTCGATGAGGCGAAGCGTAAAGCGAAAGCGGCGTTGAGATTAAAAAACAGATATCAGAATACTGGTTCTTTGGTGTTGCCTGGTGATACCCGACTTATTGCAGGCGTCACGCTCAATTTAGCCGGGTTTGGTAAATTTTCTGGTAAGTATCTGGTTTCAAAAGCAACTCATGCCATTAGTAACGGTGGGTATACCACATCGGCAGATATTCGTAGAGTCATTGAAGGATACTGAATGAACGATTTAGAAACATTGATTCGCCAGCTTATCCGGGTTGGTGTGGTGTCTGATATTGATGAAAAAGGAGTGACGGCCAGAGTCACTTTTGATGATCAGGACAATGTGACCTCAGCCAGTTTGCAGGTCATTGTGAAAAATACGGATGAGAATGCTGATTACTGGATGCCTGATGTTGGTGAGCAGGTTTTATGCCTGTTTTTTCCCGTTGGACCGCAGCAGGGTTTTATCCTTGGCAGCTTTTACGATGAAACGCATACCCCTCCTGCAAACACCGTAAACAAGCGCGTTATCAGATTCAGGAACGGAACCCGTATTGAGAATGACAGGGAATCAAATTCATTGCTGGTTGATGCTGTTGGTGATGTGACGGTTAAAGCCACAGGAACCGTCACGATTGATGCGCCGGAAACCATCATAACGGGTAATGCCACAGTGAAAGGTCTGCTTACCTATCTTGGTGGCCTGAAAGGTAGCTCTGAAGGTGGAACTGCTGCGGATATTCAGGGTGAGATTAAGGTTACGAGTGGGGATGTAGTGGTGGACGGTATTGGTGTTAAAAAACACCACCATGACACACAAGGGGAATATGCCCCTACATCGGAGGCAAAAGCGTGATTGTTGGCATGTATGGATCAATGCCGTTTGTGGCGTCGTCAATGGTGGTGAATACGTTCGCCAATTTTAAACGTACATCAAAACGCCGCCTGGCCCGACATGAAGTTATCGGCCTCAAACCGGTTCTGGAAGATATTGGGCCGGATCTCGATGAAGTGAGTTTTACCATGCGCCTTGATACAACGCTTGGTGTAGTGCCGCTGGCTGCGTTGTCATTACTGCGATTTATGCATAATGCACAGGAGGTTAACCCGGTTGTCATTGGTATCCAGTATTTCGGAAATTTTGTGATTTCTGACATTGATGAAGGCTGGACGTATCTGGGTCCGACAGGAAACCCCCGGGTGATTAATGTGGGTATCAAACTACTGGAGTCGGGTCAGGCCTCGCTCGCCGAAGCGTTGGTAGATATTGCGGGTGATGTTGAATCTAAAACTAAAGGTGCATTAGGAAAATTATTATGAGCAAAGACACCTGGCCAGTATCAGCGACTTCGTATCGTATTAACTGGGCGCCACAAACTGTTGTTGAAGAAGTTCTGCAGAATGTCTCGACAATTCTGGCCACTCAGACTGGTACGGTCCCCTATTCACGAAAACTGGGGGTCACGTCCGGTCTGGTGGATAGCCAGACACCTGTTTTTATTGCTATGGCCACGCGAGAGATTATTCAGAAAGTCAGTGAGTTTGAACCTCGTGCGATTATCCATTCAGTCAGTTTTGACAAGGCGAATGCTTCAGATGGCGTTATACGGCCGAAACTGGTTATAGGAGTCAAAAGATGAATTTACCTCGAGGGGGGTTGCCTGATATTACCTTTGCGGACTCTGATCCTTCACAAATCGTTACCCGGGCTATAAGAGGATTCGAGGCAATCACAGGTGAAACACTGGCGCCAGCAGATCCGCGGCGCCTTTTTATTCAGTCGCTGTGCTCAGTGATTGTTCAGCAGCGCAAGGCTATTGATTATTCAGCAAAGCAAAACCTGCTGTCATATGCTACAGAAGGTAGTCTCGATCATCTTGGTTATATGACAGATACTCCAAGGCTTGAGGCTCAGTCGGCCCTCACTACGTTTGAATTCAGGCTATCAACAGTATTGACGGGAGCTTATACCATCCCGGCAGGTACACAGATTACGACCGGGAATAATGTTATTTTTCAGACTGATGTTTTAACAGAAATCCCGCCTGGTTCACTGAGTGGGACAGTCTCAGGACATGCTCTGGTGCCTGGTGTTTCAGGTAATGGTTTTTTACCCGGCCAGATTAATGCACTGATAACGCCTCTCCCCTATGTGGCCAGCGTCAGTAATCTGACGGAATCGAATTCTGGAGCTGATCAAGAGGATGATGATAACTATGCTGAGCGCATTCAGCTGTCACCGGAAAAACTTTCGACGGCAGGGCCCGAGGATTCCTATAAATACTGGACAAGAACCGCTAACCAGAACATCAAAGATGTGAATGTTTATACGCCTGCGGCCGGAACTGTTGAGATTCGTTGTCTGCTTAAGAACGGTGACATTCCATCTGATGAGCTTCTGGAACAGATAGGTAATGTTCTTTCCGCCACTAATATCAGACCGTTTACTGATCATGTGATACCCAAAAAGCCAGACAAGGTTGATTATGATATTTCGATAAAATATTGGATAAGTACAGATGATAAAAGCAGGGCTACTTTAATTCAAAGTGAAGTCAATAAGGCACTTGAAGAATATAAGTTGTGGCAGCGTTCTGTTATGGGGCGAGATATTAACCCTGATGAAATAATATCGAGATTTAAAAATGCAGGGGCTAAACGCCTTGAAATAACCAGTCCGGTATTTACTGTAATTAGTGAAATTCAGGCGGCAAGAGAAAGAAATATAGAATGTACATATGAAGGGTTAGAAGATGGTTGATATCTCAGACATTAGTTTGCTGGATGTATTACCTCAGAATTTAGCTCAAAACCCTGATGTGATAGCTATGTCAAAAGCTATCGATGACGAACTACATGCAATTAATAATTTAATCCCTAAAACCACTATATATGGGCTAATTGATGGTCTTGAATCTGCGGTTCTCGACCATCTTGCATGGCAGTGGAACTCTGACACGTGGCGGGATAACTGGCCTGTTTCTCTAAAACGCTCAGTTTTTAAATCCATTATCAGGACTAAGCGCATAAAAGGGACCAGAGCGGCCGTTGAAGACGTTGTCAGCAGTCTTGGCGGTGTCGTTGATATCAAGGAGTGGTTCGAACAGTCGCCTCGTGGAGAACCATACACGGCTTCTATTGTTGCTTCAATTAACTCCTTTGATGGTGCTGTACCTTCGAAGGAGATGCTTGATGATGTAATAAGGAGCATAAAATACGCTAAGTCAGCCAGAACATTATATTCATTCTCACAGGCGGCTAATATTTCAGGCGGTATTAGTATTGCTGGTGGTCTTCAATCTGTATCGTATGTTCGGTTGACCGGAGAGGGTTAATAATTACCTTCTTAAATATTTATCTTTTCTAAAATTATTTAGTGACGGACTAAAATGGATAAATTAATATTCACAATAACTGACGCCGGGCGTCAGGCAATTATTAATGCCTCGAATACCGGGACCGAGAAGGTTGAAATAAAATCAGTTGGAATAGGTTCCAGTTATTATATTACCTCACCTGAACAAACTGATATTCATGATGAAATTAAACGAATAACTAGTATCGGTGGGGCGGTGATATCACCTGATACAATTCATGTATCAGCTAAAGATGACTCTCCTGATGAGTATGTTGTGCACACAGTTGGATTGTATACGGATAAAAATATACTCTTTGCCGTTTACTCCAGACGAATGCCGATAATTAATAAATCATCAGCAACCGTTATGTTGATTTCCAGTGATATTACGTTTAAGTCTCTGGATACAGCAAATATCACATTTGGGGATGTTGTATTTATTAACCCTCCGGCATCAGAAAGCGTTGTTGGGGTTTCCCGATTTGCGACCGCTGAAGAGGTTGAGGAAGGTCTGGACCCTGCTATTGCTGTCTCGGCGAAGCGCCTGAAAGGTGAGCTGGATAAGAAAGCAAATTTAGATAGCCCAAACCTTACAGGAACGCCTACAGCGCCAACGACCGCTGAATCTGATAATTCACAAAAGATAGCGACTACCGCGTTTATAAAACAGGTTCTGCTTGCTTACGCTAAGCTTGCCAGCCCTAATTTCACAGGGAAACCTACAGCTCCAACTGCTGATCAGAGTTCTAATGACACCCAACTTGCAACAACGGCATTTGTCAGATCGGCTATTGCAGCTCTTGTCGACTCATCTCCAGGGGCGCTGGATACTCTTAATGAGCTGGCTGCAGCGTTAGGTGATGACCCTAACTTTGCAACCACAATGACCAATGCATTAGCGGGTAAGCAGCCCCTTGATGGTACATTGACGAATCTGAGTGGAAAGGATGTTCCCGCGCTTCTCCAATACCTTGGTTTAGGCGAAACGATAAATCTGGCTGCGGGCGCACTGCAAAAAGACCAGAACGGCGCCGACATTCCGGACAAAAAACAATTTGCGAGAACTATCGGCGCGGTAACGTCGAATACCATTACACTTGGTGAATCAGGCTGGTTCAAAATCTCCACGGTTGTAATGCCGCAGGCTACATCAACTGCGGTGATTAAACTGTACGGTGGGGCGGGGTTTAACGCTGGTTCATCTGAACAAGGGGCAATCAGTGAACTGGTACTGCGTGCCGGTAATGGTTCACCTGCTGGAATAACTGCCACGTTGTGGAGACGCTCGCCTGCTGCGGCTAACGAGGTCGCATGGGTTAATACATCAGGCGACACCTACGATATTTATATTAATATCGGCCAGTATGCGTACTGGTTAATTGCGCAATATGA